AACCGATAATAAACAAACTCGTAAGCGCGAGGAGCTAAAACCTACTAGCCTGTCGGTCGCTAGCAAAGGTCTGACTTCGAAGTCAGTAGGGCGTGAGCCCGAATCGTCCGTAGTTGGGCGTAACAGGTCCGCTAAACCTGTTTGTGATAGATCTAGAATATTTAGCAGAAGACATTCTGTCACTGAGAAACAACTGGAAACTCTTCAAAAGAGATTTCCTGATTGGGAGTTCCGTTTCGGCCGTGGTGCCGCTCATGAACATCCTCTCGGTGCCACTGAAAGAGCTATCTGTGAGAGTATTTTGGTAGAAAGGATTAAGGAAGAATTAGGTGACGTTATGATTACAGATGTCGGGGGCAATTCAAATCGCCACTCGGCTACAGGTCGTGCGCATATTCATTCTTGTAATCCACTCATTAGTAGTAAAGATGTCATTCGACACTCCACCTCTACTGGCAACCGTTGCACTAATAAAGTTCAAGAATGTCCATTTAAACCTGACGTTTATATGGCTGTTCACTCAATTTACTATTTAAGTAGATCTGATTTATTGAACCTCTTATTGAAGTGCAATTATGGTTACCTGTATGCGGTTGTGCATAATTTTGATAATCTTTATGGTTCTTTTCACGATAATGGAGAATACGTGGAATCTCATTATGAAACTTACGCTGTCGGAACTCAACTCAGAGTTCGTATGAAGGTTCGTGGTAACCTAACAGCTTATGAACACGACCCCTGTCATTGGTTGCGGGACACTTATTACAAGTGCGGAGACCAAGCTATGTGTTGGGAAGCTTATCCAGTTGGTGACAGCTGGTTATACAAGTTTGCCTTGGTCCCTGAGGATAAGATTGATGCTTTGGTTGTCGATAAAAATTCCTCGCTGTCTCTTATTGACAGTTTAAATCGCAATGATCATTACGGTGGTGTTGCTGGTGTTCAGAATTTCGGAGATGAAACTAAGTTCAAGCCTATGTTGGAAGAACTGAAAATTAAACCGGATCGCATTAAAAGTTTTGGACCTTTTATGTGGATTGGAAAAGGAACGGAAAGAATAGTCTTGATACCGAAGTCTATTGTTCAGTCAGTCGCTCTCAAGATGATTGGTACCCCTCGAGATAAGGCAGGTTTGCGCATATGTATCAATGAAATGCGCAATGCCGTGCGTCCTGAGAAGATATCGATGCCCAATCGGATGAGAATTGACTGTTGTATTTATGGTGCTTCATTAGCTTTCGTCATGTACTTGGAAGAAGAAATTTGCAGCTTTAATAAGCTTTGTACTCCTAAGTACCGTCGCATGTACATGATGTTAGATTCTGCTATGTCTTTCAATCCAATCAACAGGTTGCGTGATTGGTTCCTTGATTTTTGCCCTTGTGGGAGACTTAACGACTGTGATGAAATCGCGACTGTTGTAGCATACAACAATGACCGATCTTCTAATCCCGGACCCACGTTCGACGCTAAGAAAGCTTGGCCGAACGGATTACCCGGTTATGAATCTCGCAGTTTGTTAAAGCAACGGCGTATTGGAAGTGTTATAAGTGAGGTCATCCGATCGGAGACCGAAACTCGACCACAATTTCATGCTGTCGCTCCAAGTTTCTCGAATTTGTTACCTACTGTTCCATATGCCTCTCAGAATAATGAGGTTGTGGCAATTAACAATCGGGCAATTATGCAGGTTCCTGTACCTCAACCAGAAGAATGGAAAAATCTTGGCAAGTTTGCTAATTTTTGGCTTAAAAGATTTGTCAAGATTGATTCCAGTGATCCTGATTCTGACTTCGTTAATTGGAACGCGAAGTTCAAACCATGCAAGCGTAAATTGCATTATGCTGCATATAATGATCTAAAGATCAACCCCTTGACAGAGAAAGATTTCGTACGATCGATGTTCGTCAAGCGTGAGCTTGACGTACGTGTTGGTGGTGTAGATTATGACCCTAGGGCCATTCAAGCCAACACTGATAGATTGAACGTTGCTTTTGGACCTTTTGTTAGTCTGGTCGCCGAGCAACTAAAGAAAATGTGGGGTGTTGATAACGACATAACGTATACCGCTGGATTAACAGCTGAGCAAATTGGAGCTTGGAGGTCTCAATTTGGAAATCGTAATGTAACCATAATAGAATTGGATGAGTCTAGGTATGATGCTCATCAAGGTGCTGAAGTATACGATTTATTCTGTGCGGTATTGAATAGGTGTAACGATGGGTATGGTCAAGTTTCAAAGGCCATGAAGTCGATGCGTCGAATTCGAGGATATAGTGGTAAAGGAGTGAAATATGCCGTCGATTTCACAATGACCAGTGGTTCGCCCACAACGTCTGTTAGTAACTCATTCCTTAATGGAGTTAAGACTTCTTATATCCTACGTAAAAATGGCGTTAAAGGCAAGATGCTCGTTCATGGAGATGATAGCCTGATTGTTATTGAGCAGGAAATGGAACCTGCCAGAATCAAAAACCTAATGAGTGATTTGATTGAAACCAACAAGAAGTTGGGTTTCAATACCAAAGCCAAGAGTAGTACTGAGTGGTGCTCTGTAGAGTTTTGTTCCTCCCTGTTTTGGCCTGTTGAAAGTGGGTATGTGTTGGGTCCCAAGATTGGTAAACGTTTACCAAAAATCGGATTCTCACTTCGTAAACTCACCTCTTCGGAGGTTAAGGGTATGTGTATTGGATTAGGTATCGAGGCTGGTTATATACCAGTACTTAGAGTCTATGCCCATCATTGTTTGGAACTACTCGACGGAGTTGTAGCTGTCGAATATAAGGACGAGCGGAGGGTGTATAAATCATTACCCACCTCCGAACATACAGCCACCATCGACACCGACGTTTTCTTTTTTCAGCGTTACGGTGTGTCGGTTAAGGAAGCCGAGGAATCTCTAGGCGCTATCCTAGGAGACTGTCTAACAGCGTGTGTGGATTACCCACTCCTAGACGTCTTCACTACCATCGATCTATAGACGGTGGAACAATTGCATGTATTCATAATGTATGATTATACAACTTATTATTGTGGTCCCAATTATTCGGATGGTAAAGTTCAACCCTCTGTCGCCAATGGTGACATGGTTCCAACTTCTCCAATCGATTTTCTTTGTATGCAACACGACAGAGCTTATGCACTATCCCGAGATATGCCCATTTTGAAACGTGGTGCCTATCTCCAGGAAGCCGATAACAAATTTTACAACGAAGCTACTTACGCATCAACTGGCGTGAAAGGTCTCGTTTACGGCTCTCTAGTCAAGTATTTAAACAAACATATGCCATCTCTCCGAGGTACTGTAGATATTGATAATAATGACTATCAGGTCATTTATAATCCAAACGGTCAAGGCGATCCTTACCAGGTTCGTCTACAAAAGGCCCAAGGATCAGGAAATACCTTCGGTGGAAATTCAGGTTCATACCAGTCAGATCAATGTATCGAATCAGTCGACTGCGGCAGTAACGGTAACGGCTTTCCCGCTACTAGACGCAACGCATCGATAGACCCTGACAGTATGGTGCTTGCTGAGTACAGGAATTGGCATAAAGAAAATCGTCCACCACGACCCCCAAAACCCGTTTACTTTGACGAAAAGTTGGTAAATCGCAGTAATAAGAGTAAAAAGAAAAGAAAAACTATAAAACCTCCAAAAACAAAAACTTTATTTCAACAGTTTGAACAATGGCTAAGACAAAGAAAAACACTTCCAGGAAACTAAGGACTAATTTTGGTCCCGTGTCTACTGTATCAACGGCTCCTGTGGCTATTGGTAATTCTATTCGAGGATCTGTTCCGAAAGTTGTAAACCTCTCCGATGGCGTTCGTGTTATTGGTCGAGATTTCGCTTTCGCTCCAGGTGCCACGGCTAGTTCAATAACCAATTGGCAGTTGATCGGTGGCATGCCAGTTTCACCTTGTGTTTTACCATCTAGTATTTTACGTTCCTATGTTCAGACCTATGCATATTTTAAATTTAATCGTTTAGCTTTTCATTATATTACCAGTTCCCCCACTAGCCAAGCTGGAGACGTTTTGTTTTATTATGAACGTGATCGCAAGGCCCCTTGTTGTGATTGGACTAATTCATCATTCCTACCATACGTTCTATCGGATGATTTAACCATTATTGGTCCTCAATGGACCAATCATACGGCTATGATTAAACCTGTTAGTACATGGAAGACCACCAATTTTGCTATGAACGCTGATTTGGATGAGGATAGTCTGGGGACTATCATGATGTTCTCTAAAACCATTGCCGCCAATTCCCCGGGATATATATTGGTGGATTATGACGTATCGTTTAAAAGTTTGTCGGTCAATCCCCGTGCTGGATCCTTACCGATTGCGCGTGGTCAGATGAACCCTATATCTTTTGGTTTGTCTGCTACGGCGGTCACTGCTGGATCCAATACTGTCACTGGACTTTCTGTTCGTGGCGTAGGGCTTGACAATGCGGCTACAGCGATGCCGAACGGAGCTGCCTCTGGTGATGTCTATAAAGTCACCATTAGTGCCACAGCTTCCACAACACTCAACACATTCACTGCTTGCACTCTTTCCAATTTAGTTGTTGGACCGAATGCGGTTGACGTTGCTATTGTGATCGATGACGGGTTTACCGCCTACATTACTTATGGCGATTCAACTTCTGGCGGTGGTGATGTGCCAACAATTAGTCTTTACCCCACACTTGAGAATGCTATCACTGGCACCAAGCCTTTTGTGTTTGGTGTCACTGGTACCATTACCTTTGCTTTGATTGCTCATATTCAACTTGTGTACTCTAATTCTGGTTCACTTTTACAATCATCCTACTAACTCAACTTCGAAAAAAGATAAAAACAACCAAAGCGGTT